GAGCACGGGCTTTCCGTCCACCAGCTTGGCGTCATTCGATGCCAGTACCGCTTGGTCCGCCCCGTCCTTGTCAAAGCCCGCCATGTAAGCGACACCGTTGCCGGTGACCTCCGCATCGCACAGCGCATCGAGGGCTTCCTCGTCCTTGCCTGGCGCGATACGGCATTCGGATTTGCCACTCTTCAGATCCTCTGCAAGCTCAGTCATCACGGCGACAGCAGCAGACGCCACGTCAGGCGGCACCATGGTTCCTCGGAACTCCAGGCAGTGCAGGAGCTCCACGAATTCCTCGAGGTGACACCCGACCTGCACCGAGAAGTTCTCGGCGTTGGGCGCCTTGCCGCAGGCCATGAGCCAGTCAGCAGTACGTTGGAAGTTCGTCACTCGTCGGCACCTGCTTCGGGAATGGGCGCAGCCGCTTGCTGACGAGCCTGCTGCTGTGCCTGGACTTGACCAATGACCGAGTCGATCAGCGGACGGACAACGTTGTGCGGGCCGGCGTCAAGCTGGCGCAGCATGGCGTTGATTTGCTCGAGGTTCAGGGAGATAGAGAATTGGTCGTTCATAGCGGTTGCGTTTTCCAGATGGTTTTAGGAGAGCCGTGGCAGGTTGCAGATCTCTGCTTTCCAAATCCATCAGCCTTGATGTACCCCTCACTCGAGAGGCGCCTGGCGATGAGTCCCCACGCCCGTTGATCGGGCGCAGACTCAAAGCCAAGTTTGGTAGCCCACAGACGGACGTCTTCGGTCATGAAACCTTTGTGTCCGTGCAGTCGGGCGTATAGCTTGAAGAAAACCGTGGCCTGGTCAGTCCAGTCATCCACGAACCGATCGGCGCGCGATGATGCAAGCAGCATCCCCGTCTTGGCGCCTTGCTCAGCGAGGTCGGCGTTAATCATTGCGCGACCCCGTCGAGACGATCAGCCACCAGCTTGGAGTAACCGGCGATGTCGATCCACGAGTCGGAGTAATCCGGATCGCCGTTGACAATCCGAGCGATCTTGTGACAGATCATCTCGAGCGCCTCACGTTGGTCGTCGTGAATCTCGTCCCATTTCTTACCCATGAAGTGGCGGATGATGCCCTTCAGGGACTGGGATACCTCAGCGTGGTCTTTGAACAAGCCGTAGCGTGAACCACGCTCGGCCAGGGTTTCGTTGATGGTGTCATGCGGCATGCTTCTCTTCTCCGTACTGCTTCTTCAAGAACGAGTCCAGGTCATCCTGACGGAAGCGCCATTGGCGACCCACCTTTCCGGCGGGCAGGCGCTTTTCACGGGCGAGTTTGCGAAGCGAGAAGACCGAGATACCGAGGTACTTGGCTGCTTCAAAAATCGACATCATTTGATGCGGGCTCCGTTGTAGTAGTTGTAGATTTGATGCGCTGGTACTGCTCGCAGAACGGGGCCACGTCGCAATATCCTTCGCACCGGCGATTCACACCGGGACGTTCCTCGATGTAATGACCAGCAGGAACCTCACCTAGCTCTTCCTTGGTGGGTGCAACCTTCTTGGCTCGCTTGCCACCGTCCTTCATGAGCGCATAGCTCGTCCCTGAGTACCAGCGCTCATCTTCGGTGCATTCGGCATCCGCTCCGGCTTCTGAAGACTGATGAAGTTGGACACGCGCCCGGACAAACGCCTCGGCCTCTTCAAGCGTCCACACCGGTACGTCGATAACCGCGACGTTCTGTTGCGGGTAGTCAGGATTGCGCATGGCTTCAGCCTTCTTCCAGTCACGGAAGATTGCGACAACTTGAAGCCGGTCCACTTGGATGCCGTTCTTATGCGCGAGCCAACGCAGGCAGTTGAGCTGCTTCTCCCAGGACTCATCGCCGCCGGCCTTCCATACTGAGCAGACCTTCCAGTCCTGCATCAGTCCGTTCTCGACGTGACAGCGATCGAACTGTCCGCTCACGCGCCAGCCTTCCATGTCCGCGAAGAGACGTTGCTCGACCAGGGCGTCGGTCTGTGCGCGCTCGAGGACCGTGTGCATGCACTGACCCATGAGCGCCCAGGTCATCTCCGAGACGTCCACGACCACCAGGTCCTTGAACTTCTTGCCGAGGACACGCCGGCGAGGCGAATCGATCAGCTTGGTCACGGAGATGTCGCCGCCACCGGTGTACGGATCGTTCTTGATCGCGTTGACGAACGCGTCAGGAAGACCGTGTACGTTGGTGAGGTTGGCCATTACCAATCCACCTTCGCGCCGCCGTTACCGCCGCCATGGCCACCGCCGTTGCGACCGCCGGAGTACTTGCCGTCGTCCATCTTCAACGTGCCGCTCTTGAACGGGTTGCCGTTCTTGCTCACGCGATGCCACAGGGCGACCTGGTACTTGGTGCCATCAGGGAAGGTGACCGTGCCGGTCTCTTGCGGGGCCTTCGGATTCGTGGCTCGGTTGTTGTCGAAGATCACGATCTCGATCTGGTTGTTGTATGTAGCGGACATTCAGTTACTCCTTGTTGGTCTGCTGGGTTGCTTCGGATGCCTTCTTCTGGAGGCGGGCGATGACTTCCGCCGTCTTCACCAGCGGGAGGTCTTCGATTGAGGTGAGTTCGTATGCCGCCGCGATCGAGGCCAACTGCACGTTGGCAACCTCGGCCAGCTTCTTGATGGTGGCGAGCTCGTCAGCGCCAACCTTCTTGCCGGACGTCTCAGGAGCGGGCTTATGCGGGGCAGGAGCGGGCTTTCGCACCTGGGGAGGGGTGGAGGTAGCGGCATTGCCGTCGTCGTCTTCTGGCGCGATTCCACACGCCGCCATCAGGCTGTAACGACGGGCATAGGTCAGCGCGGATCCATAGCCTTGGGCGTCATGCTTCGAGGCAGGTACGTGCAGCTTGCCGGCGCTGAAGGTCTCGCCGCTTTCGTGGATGAACATCGTCTCCACAATCACGCCGCTATCACATTCGTGGGTCTGTTGGATTAACGCCACACCGTTGTCGTTGAGCGAGTCGATGACCGCCTCGACACACGCTGCCAGGTCGGCATAGCGGCTCTTGAAATGGGGGTTGCTCGAGGTCTTGAGGGCGGCGCCAAAGCCCTTTTGGGCCTTAACCAACGCTGATGCAATCTTTTGCATAGTGCTCCTGTGAGAGTGTTGATGGTAGATTTCGTGCCGAAATACAGCGTATCCGTTGCATCTCAGTGGAGTGGATTGTAGCGATACGAATTCATAAGAGGCGTTAGGGATTTCCCTAATAGATTTGGTGTTTCGGCCAGGGATAATGAAGGCCGTCAGTGCCAGGTGTGTACTGATGAACGCCGGACCAAATCGTATTGAAATGATTCGATCTGGTCTAGACCTTATCAATACTCTTAGAACTTCATAATTACTCGAAGAGTAGCTATCGAAGTCCAAAGAAATACGCAGGAGCTCATGAAAAATTTTTCAGACTTCGGGATCGACCTGAACGGTAGGTCCGGCGAAGAGGTCAAGACGACCTGTCCGCAGTGCTCACACACTCGGAAGAAGAAGAACTACCCGTGCCTGAATGTGAACACCGAGAAGGGTGTCTGGCACTGCCACCATTGCGGGTGGTCAGGTGGTCTCGGGTCTGGTGTCATCAACCGATCGGCTCCTCCGAACCGACGCGTCTATCACCGCCCCGAGTTCAGACCTGCGGTTCTGTCAGATAACGCCATCACGTTTCTGACAAAGCGCGGTATCACCACCGACGTACTCATCCGCAACCGCATCGCACTCGAGAGAGTGTGGATGCCTCAGATCGAGGAAGAGGTTCAGGCGATCGCGTTCCCGTACTTCAAGGCTGGCGAGATCGTCAACGTGAAGTATCGCGACAGTCAGAAGAATTTCCGTCAGGTAGCAGGGGCGGAAAAGATCGTCTACAAATACGACGACATCGCCGAGATCACGATTATCTGCGAAGGGGAGATGGATGCACTCTCCCTCGAGGTGGCTGGTTTCCGCAACGCCATCTCAGTTCCCGATGGGGCGCCTACCCCGGAGTCCAAGAACCTCGAGCTCAAGTTCGAGTTCCTGGATGACGAGCGCTTCGACCAGGTCAAGCAGTTCGTGTTGGCGGTGGACAACGATGAGCCTGGCAAGAAGCTGGAAGACGAGCTCGCCCGTCGTCTCGGTCGTGACAAGTGCATGCGTGTCACGTGGCCTGAAGGATGCAAGGACGCCAACGAAGTCCTGATGCGACACGGCGCAGAGACCCTGCGTCACTGCATTGAAGACGCCAAGGCGTTCCCGGTTGAGGGTGTGTTCTCGATCTCTGACATCGAGGACGACATCAACAACATGCTCGAGTTCGGGATGATCAAGGGCGAGCCCACAGGGTGGGACTCCGTCAATGGTCTCTACACCCCGGCGCCTGGTCAGTGGACGTTGGTCACCGGGATCCCCTCGATGGGAAAGTCCGAGTGGCTCGACGCCCTGGCGGTGAACATCGCAGAGAACGCCGGCTGGGTTTTCGGCGTGTGCTCACCGGAAAACCAGCCGATCTCTTGGCATGCCGCCAAGCTGATCGAGAAGCGCATGAACGAGCGCCTGGTAGCTGGCCGTGTGAACCAGGCCAGGTTCCACGAGGCGAAGGCGTGGCTCAACGAGCACTTCCATTTCATCATGCCCGAAGAGCCCACGCTCGATTCGGTCCTGGCGAAAGCGAAGGTGTTGGTCCGCCGCCACGGTATGAAGGGTCTGATCATCGACCCATACAACGAGCTCGATCACACCAAGCGCAAGGATGGCGTGAACGAGACCGAGTACGTCAGCACCTTCCTTACCCAGCTCCGCAAGTTCGCTCGCGAGAACAGCATCCATGTCTGGCTGGTGGCGCACCCCGCCAAGCTGATGAAGGAAAAGAACGGCGAGTACCCGGTGCCCGATGGGTACACCGTCTCAGGCTCGGCGCACTTCTACAACAAGGCCGACAACATCGTCGCGGTTCACCGTGACGTGCGTAATCCCCAAGCGCCTACCGAGGTCCACGTCCAGAAGATTCGCTCTCGCTGGCTTGGTCGTCGTGGCACGGCGTTCCTCCAATGGCAGAGCAACAGCGGCAGGTTCCGTGAGTTCGATGGGGCGTACTCGCCTCCGTCAGCGGCGCAGTACCAGGCAGCAAAGGACGGCGAATGAACCAACGCAACCGACAGTTCCTCGACCTCGCCCGTGACCAGCGGTGCGTGATGTGCGGCAACCAAGACGGCACGGTCGTCGCCGCGCACAGCAATCTGCCCGAGCACGGCAAAGGGATGGGCATCAAGGCAGACGACTGCATGAGCGCATGGCTCTGCTATCGCTGTCACAGCAATCTCGATCAGGGTGGAGAGATGAGCAGAGCAGACCGCAGGGATTACACGCTGACCGCGATCTGCAAGACATACCAGGAAATGTGGCGTCAAGGATTGATTGGAGTAACGAAGTGAGCACTACGCAGGAAAACCTGAAACAGGTCAAAGAGGAAGCCAACAACATTCTGAAAACTCTGTCGGCGGTGAAGGGTGACAGGTATGCGGAGACCGTGCGTGTCCTGCTGCTGTGCAAGCAGCTCGCTGACATTGGCGGAATCATGTGCGAAGAGATCGATGCACACAACGAGGCGATGGCCAAGGCTTGCGCGTTCGGCATGTCCCAGTGCTTGACCACACTGGCCATAACACTTCGCACCGTCAGTCAGTCCACCGATGACGACTGGAACTCCATGATGAAGGACTCGACCGCAATCATCGATAGCATCGGCGGACTCATGCGACAGGCGGTTGACGCTGGTCGTGATGGAAAGAGCTTCGGAGGCACGGATTAATGATCGACACACACATCACCCTGCCTGGGTCGAGAGACTTCAGCTTGCCGAGCTCGACATGCTCGAAGTGCGGCAACGAGAAGACCGGAAGCGATGGCGTGTACATGGGGCAGAAGTTCATCTGCGGAGTGTGCTGGCGTCGTCATGCCACCCGTGGATATGGGGCAGTAGGGAGCAGGAGCAAGAAGTGAACACTGGAAAAGTTGTAGCGAACGCAGGCTCACATCGCATCATGTACGCTTTGTCGTTCGGTCCAGCCCCGAGCAAAGAGCTCAAGGTAATCGCAGGCGCCATCAACAGCGTCAGCCGATTTGATGGTGAGTACATGGCGCGCCTGGTGAGCAACGGCTTTGTCCGTCGCCACGAGGGGGACCGCTGGGCGTTGACCAAGCGTGGACACGAGAAGCTCCAGGAGCTCGGCCCTTGCCGCGGCCTGCGTCCCCGCCGTGCTCCGCCGCCCCAACTCCAGGCTGTCATCGACCGCCCCACCTATAACCCGTCCGACGAGAAGCCGCTGCCCATGCGGCCTGGCTCTGAGGATTTTCTCAAGTACCCGAGTCGTATGGGTAACACCCTGTACTACCGGGATGGCCGAATCGAATTGATTGGAGAAGACGATGGACATTGAAGAACTGCTCGAGCGGTATCGCCAGCTCGCAGACAGGTACGCACCCGCCCGTGCGCAACGTGAGTACCTGGACGAGTACAAGAAGTCGATGCTCGCCCTGCTGATGAAAGACGCAGAGCGCGCCGGCTACAACTCAGGCGTTGCGCAAGACCGTGAAGCCAGGGCCAACGACAAGTACCTTGAGCTCCTGGACAACCTTAAGACCGCCGTGTTTGAGGAAGAGAAAATCCGCTACCACATGAAGGCAACCGAGTGGGAGATCGAGATCTGGCGTACCAAGCAGGCCAACGAGCGTGCAGAGCGGAGGGCGTATGGAGCGTAAGTTCACCGAGCGAATCATCACCGAGGCCAAGTGGTTCGGCATGTTCTGTCGCTGGAACAAAGACGATGAGAAGTTTTGCCTGACGGTGCCGACTACCTGGGAGGAAGTCGAGAAGGCGTTCGAGCTGGTAGCGCAGGCTCAACGTGAGCATGACGCAGCGATCGTGAGGTCGTTCGACAACGGTAGTGCAAACAGCGTGGCAAAGATCGTGGCGCAAAAGATTTTGGAAGGAAGTGGTAATGAATTGGTGTGACCGTTCTCTCTGGCAGTGCCGGTACAACTTTGGTCTCTGCCTCAGCGAGAAGGAGTTTCAGAAGCAGATGAAGGCGATGAAAGTGCCGCCGCATCAGTGGCCTCAATGGATCAGCAAGGAGGCCAACGCAACAACCCACTTCCTCGACCATCCCGATGGCGCCAAGGCGGCGATCGTCTGCATCGACAAGGACTCTGATCGCACTGGCATCCAGATTGCTGCGCTCCTGGTGCATGAGGCTGTGCATATTTGGCAGGAACATCGGGATTCTGTGGGCGAGCACGACCCGAGCTCGGAGTCTGAGGCGTACGCCATTCAGGCCATCTCTCAGCGACTGATGGAAGCGTATGCAAAGGGGGCGGTATGAGCCCGACATCAAGGCTTCGCTTCGTTGAGCGTGAGGTCGAGCTGGGTGCTTTCCACCGCACCGTGGACAGCGACGGCACGGTCAGGCGTGGAACGATTAAGACGCGGGTATTGCAACAGTGGTTCGAGCGTGAACCGTACACGACCTACGGACCGGAAGGCGAGTGGCGTGACGTACCAATGGAGGTAGAACGATGAGCTCCTGGCTGATCGCAATCATCGGCGTCGTATACGCCATCGTGGCAGCAGATCTGTTGCGCAAGGGAAACACCGGACTTGGCATTGCCTTCGTGGGTTACGCGATCGGCAACATCGGGCTGACTATGGAGGCAATGAAGTGAAGAAGGACTGGGGATCGGTGACGATCAAGATTATGAAGGCGCTCGAGGAGCACGGCGAGATGACCCGCCACGATATTTGTGATGTCATCGGCTCGGATCGGATGTACATCAGCGCCATCCTGACCAGGATGACCAAGGCTTGTAAGACGATCCCGAAGCGCATCTATATCACCCGGTATGTGTACGACCAGGAGGGGCTGCGCCGCTATCCCAGACCGGTGTACGCCGTGGGAGATAAGCCTGACGCCAAGAGGCCGAAGGCAGATCCGAAAGCTAACCGCCGCAGGTACGACGAGAATCTGAGAAAGCGACTGACAGGGATCAGCGTGTTCCATCTGGGCATGACACGGAACCAGTACCAGGCATTACGAAAGGCAGCATGATGGACGAGAACAAAAAGATGGAGGTGGTGTTTGCACCAGGTTGCTTCGATGACTTCCAGGGCACACCGGAAGAGCTCGCTGAGCTGATCGCAGAGATCCACAAGATGGCGGATTCGGGCGAGATCTTCGAGAACGCTCGGCCTTTGTCAGAGGAAGAGGCGGCTGAGTTCTTGGCCAAACAAACGCAGACGAGGCAGTGATGGGGAAGATCAACAGTCGAGCCAAGGGGGCGGCGGGGGAGAGGGAGTTTTGTAAGGCGCTCGGTGAGCACCTGGGGGACGCGCTGGTCGAGCCGCTCAAGAGGAACCTCGAGCAGACCAGGAACGGGGGACATGACATCCTGGGCCTGGAAGGATTCGCCCTGGAGATCAAGAGGTACAAGGTGGTGAAGGAGTCCGACGTCGAGCGGTTCTGGCAGCAAGCAGTCGAGCAGGCCAAGCGGGTTGGCGCCCAGCCTGTACTGGCCTACCGGGAAGACTTCAGGTCGTGGCGCATCAGGATCCCCTGGGGTTTCATGATGGAGGACATGGACTGGGATGAGGACGTGGACTTTACCCTCGAGCTGGGCCTCAAGGCGTTTGCCGCCCTGGTCAGAGAGCAACATTCAGCAACGCAGTTGCGCAAACTGCAAACTCCCAGCGACATTACGCACATGAGCATGGTCTACGAGGCCACACCCAGATGAGGTGACAGCTCCAGCCATAAGAACCCCCGGCCATGAACCGGGGGTTTTTTATTCGTGCGTGGAATGATTAAGCTGCCGGTAGTGGTAAAAAAACAACAGCCGGAGCCGAAGCTCCGGACTGTTGCTGATGTATCACCTGGTGATTACCGGGTCATAGGTCTCAATCCAGACATGAGCTCCGCATGAGAGCGGTTTGTCCGGTCTGTAAACCACTGTGGCAGGGCCTGTCAGCTTGGCTTCCCTGGCGTATGTCGTCCCTTTGTAGGTCTTGACCGTGAGGGTAGGTTCGCATACGCCGTTCTTGCGGTTGGCTTTGATGACGTGCTGGTTGACGTGGATGATTGTCTTCATTTGAACAGCCACTTGATACGCTGCCACAGGCTGGGCGGCGTGTTCACTAGCTCGAGCTCACGGCGTTTGATAACGCGTGATACGCCGGTCTGAGAACGGTTCACCATTAGCGCTATCTGGCGCTGGTTCAGTCCCATCTCGCGCAGGCTCATGATGCGATCGGATTCTTCGGTGGTGATCGGGTTGTGACGACCGCGCTCCTTGTACCGAACATTCATGCCGGACTGCTTGACGTACTTTCGGATGGTCTGCTTTGTGATGTCGTACCGTTTAACCAGCTCATTGAGCTTGACCCTGGGATCTCTGTACTCGGCAAGCATGCGGGATGCTTCCAGTCTGCTCAACTTGGGCAAACGCCCTTTTAATTTGCGACTTCTGGTTGAGCATTGTTCGGCGGTCGCTTGCTGATCCAGAGAAGATTGCTTTGATGCTGTGTTTTCCATTTGATACTACTACGTGGTAATGTGAACTACGTGGCCGTGAGATGGACTCGATTGTGTAACCAAGTCCCTCCACGGTGCGGATGATGTCTAATTTCCGTCGATCCAAATTCCTCCTCTCGACTTGATCTTTACCTCGACAGGCTCGGCTCCTTTGGGCCAGCTCAGGAATCCAAAGTTGGTGACAACGGATTCGGGATGCGCGTGATACGCAACCCGAACCGCTGCGCTAGTGATGCGGCGAAGTCTCTGTCGTGCTTGTTCGATCGTGTCTCCTGTTTCAGTTGACCCGTCCTTGGCGATGAGGAAGTACACACGCTTGTCGAGATCGATGCCCTCGACTGGCGTGGTGTCCTCGAGCGCCCGGTTGACCAGGTCGTCGTCTGCAATCCCGATGAAGTCATTGCGATTCCATCGAGCGCTCTCGCCGTCAGCGATATGGATTCCGAAGACGGCACTACCAAGGCTGTTTTCCTGACAGCCAAAGCCTCCTGTTGCGTGAAAGATTTGAAAGCGCGGCATCTGATACCGCCGGTTGAGTCGGTTGTGTGCGAGGACAAGTCGCTTGTTCTTCAGGTCACCTTCAAGGGACCGAAGCCCCTCGGTGCCTGACGTAATCAGGTTCATTCACCTCCTTCTCGAGTCAGATCGATTTGGTTGAAGAGTTGGTCGGAGATGTCGCCGGGAATGAGGTCGGCCATGTGCATGGACAACAACGCCTCCGTAATTTCCAGGAGGCGCTCATCATCCCCGAGCGAGTCGCTTATCTCGAGCGAGACATGCTGCTGCCAGGGATCCATGACTCTCCTCAGTTGAGCATCGTCGGTGTCACGCTGTCGGTACGGAACAGATCTTCGATCCAGATCGCGGCTTCCTCCGGGTCGTCCTCTACCAACCGTGCCAGGTCATCGACGTCGCTGTACCAGTAGCCGAGGATGGCTGCTGCTTTGTGCGGCACTTGCTTGCACCAGTGCTCGACGCCGGCCAGGCCGTTGCGCATCCAGACATTGAAGGCGGCGCGGATCATGGGGCGGATCTGTGTGGGCGTCAGATCGACCGCGTTGCTGCCGTCAGGATCTTGCGCAGCTTCTTCTTCCGTGTACTTGGTGTTGACTGTGGTGCCAGCGATGGCTGTTTTGCCTTCGATTTTGTTTTGGCTCCGCGACCACCAGTCGCTGTACGCTCCGCCTTCGTCTTCCCAGAGCGATCGAGCTCCGTACGTGCTTTGGCCTTGTCCGTAGGACGAGTACCCGCCGTAGCCTTGGGTTTGGTACGACGAACGAAAACCAAACTTCGTGGTAGACCAGGCGTACGTATTGCTCAGCCAGGCTCCCACGAAGTTAACTCCGCTTCGTTCGTTAATGATGACCATCTCCCCGTCAGCCCGGACCAAGCCGAACTTATTCCCGCCGCCGATGATGTGACCGATCATCTCCTGCCAGCTCGGATCGAGCATCAGGTCGGGATCGAACGACAGCGCCGGCTTCAGCACGTTGTGGATGAAGTGCCAGGTGTCAGACTTGGACTTGTCCGCGGAGTTGCCGGTGGACAGCACGCCGTTGTGAGCAAGCCAGATCTCGTCGGTCACCTTGTACGGGTGGCAGTTGTCGAGGTCGATGTCGCCGTGCGTCTGCATACGGGCATGCCAGATGCAGTCACGACCTTGGCCGTGCGCCATGTAGAACTCGTACATATCCTTGCCGCTGGTCGGC